TGCAAATACCAGAATCAATGAAAATACAAAAAAGAACATATATTTTAAACTACTTACAAGCAAGATAGTCAATACTCCTGCTATAAAAAATACCCCAATTAATATTAATCTTACTATCCATTTTAATATCATTCCTTCTCCTTAAATTGTTCTATTGTTACAACCATGCTTCTTATTCCAGAATAACAATCAATACAAAAAGCAACTTGTGTTATTCCAATAGAACCAACAATATCTCCATTTTCTACATCACATTCATTATCACACATAATACAATTTTTCATAATTATCATTTTTACTCCTCAAATTGTTCTACAACCTCAAAATAAATTCTACAAATATTTGTCCATTCTTTAATGTATAGTGGATTTAATATCTTTTTATTTCTTTTGGCTATAATTAATGTTTTTTTTATTAAGGCATCAACATTAAATTCTTCCAAGTTGTTTATATAATATCTGTTTTTGACAAAATCTAATCTTTTCCATCTCCTATGACCATATTCCCCAAAAGTAATTATTATTCCTCTCTTTATCATTTTTGTTGCAATATCAATACATTCATAACAACTACCAAATGGATCCAAATCTATAATATCAAACTTCTCATCTTGTGAATATAATTTGCATAACAATTTAAATGCTTCCATACTGTATGTATTGCTAAATCCCTTAATAATATCATTTGTAATTAATTTTGCATTATTTTTTTTTGAATAATCTTTATAATAAGATGACTTTCCTGCATAGGCATCAAGAATAGTTGTAGGTTTTATTTTTTCAATAAATAATTTATTTGTTATATATTTATCTTTTCTGTGTTTTTGATTATAGGATTGCCCATCTTGTTTTTTTAATCTTTTCATTTTTATTGAAACCCCTACACTATCCCTGTCCAAACATTTTGCAATTTGATTTATTGTAAGTCCTTTTTCTCTTAAATTCAACGCCCACTTAACTTCTTCTTCTGTCCATTTCCTAGGATCATTATTTGTCAATCCACCATTTTTTCTTACTTCGCCTTTAAATTGATTAGGAAGTTGGTATTTGTTTTCTGATGGGAACAATGTCAATTCATCACTATCTTTTGTTTTTTTCATCATAAATCTCCATACATCTCATCATTATAATCTTCAAATAAAAACTCACCAAGCATTTCTAATACAGCAAATTCACAATATGGGTTGCTGCACTCCAACCCTTCCTCTACATCATCTTCTGATACTAAAAACTCTGCTACCTTTAATGGTGATACACATTTAGGACAATTTGGAATATTCATTTTGCCCTCCCATTAAATTCTTCTATTAATTTTACATATCTTTTTCTTCTTAAATATCTAATAAAACACACCACAAGAATTGTTATAGAACTCATCATAATTATTCTTGATATAGTATCTACCAGATAAAGCAGATCATATGCTGTCATTGTTAGTAATCCTTCTTGCATTTGTTTCTCCTTTTGTTATTTAATTTTATCCATTTTAAATATTGAATCTAAATATATATATAATCTTTTTAGTTGATTCATATTTAATTCTTCACCAATAATTAATTCTTCTTTGCCATCATTAAATATTAAAGAAAAATTACTTGCTGATTTCATTCTGCTATGCAAACATATTCGTATTGTAAGATTATTAAATTCTTCATTTTTATAATCTCTTGCTGATGATGTATCCATTTCATATTCTAAATAATTTATTCCATTATCTCTCATTTATTTTCCTATTCTTGGTTTTAATACTTTTTTCCCAAATTTTGTTTTTTTCCAATTTTTATCGGTGGTTGTCCATTTCCACCAACAATGAAGATTGCCTGACCTTTTTTTTAAAAATCCATAATCAACTTGTTTTTCAACTATTCTATATTCTATTTCTGCAAGTTTTCTTAATAAAGATATTTTATATGGCAAACTCAATTTATCATCTTCTATAATTAATTCAAGGTCTCCCCAATAATAATCGTGACCAACATATTTATTTTCTTTTATTAAAGTAGAATAAAGTTGTAATGCCTGTTTTATAACATCTACTTCTGATTTTTTAATTTCAATTTTCATTTTAATATCCTATCCACTAATTTTTTTCCAATATATAATACTGCTATTACACCTACTACTGATATAATATCTATAAAATGATTTCCTGAATCTGATTCTAATTTGCCTATTGGTGTTTCAATAGACATCTTTTTAGATTGTAATGTTGTATCTGGGTTCATCTGTCTAATTGGTTTGGGTTTCATCTAATCCTCCCATCTACTTATTAATTGCATTTTTAGATCTACAATACTATTAACAAAATTTAAATATTGATTATCTATTTCATACATATCAAATCTCAATGGAAACTCTTTTCCATCTGTTCCATTTTTACAAATAGTTCCCTTTGGTTTAAATCTTTTGAACCTCGTGAAATCTTCTTTTTTAATCCAACCTGAAACAGTTAATTCCTTCTTTTTAATATTAATACTACAAAATATATATCCATCAACATCATAATTCTCTTGTCTTTTTACAAAATTATTTGTATAAGAATCTTTTACATCAACTCTCCTTGTCATTGTTTTTACATCATAAGTTTTTCCCTCATATCTTAAATCAACACCACCATCAGGACCTAATTTTCCATCAATATAACCTAATCCAAAGAAATCCGTTATAACACTTTGTCCTACTATACCTATATATTGTTGGTTTCTATCTCCATTGTCTTTTGATGCCTTTGCAAAATTATGATTATCAATTTGGGTTTTACAATGTGATATTATCTCTGGTTTGATTTTTACATTCAATCTTTTCATACTTTTTTACCTATACCTTTAATATATTCCATAGTCATCTTTCTCTGATCATCAGGCTTATATGCATTTTTTTCTGCATTTCTTAAATATTCATCTTGTTCTGCATTTATCTTATCTTCCTTATGTTTTTTCCATAACCCATCATAATCATTATTTGACCAAGTATTTAATCTTTTATCAATATCAAATGTTTTCTCCATCTGGTATTTCATTCTATTGCCATTAGTATTTTGTTCTGTCCAATAATCAACAAATGCTTGTAATAATGGTTTTCCATACTTTTCTAAATATTTTTTATTATTCAATATATAAGTAATTTTTTTAGTATGTACTTTTAATTTATTTACATTATTTACATTATTATCCTTATTAACATTATTGTTTGTATTTGTCAGCGATTTGTCAGCGATTTGTTTGCGATTTGTCATCGATTTGTTTGCAGTTTGCTTATCTTGTAACTTATTGTAATTACAGATAGTTATCCACGTTGCTTTCGGTGTGGTTTTTAGCAATAACATTTTATCTTTTTGTAAAACTTTTAAAAAGTTTCTTAATTTAGTATTCCCCCATCTGAACTGTTTACATAACTTCTTCTGGGAAGTTATCATGCTACCTTTTTCAACCTTAACCAATTCAGATCCAAGCATGAATTTATTATCTTTATGATTGGCTTTTAACAATAACCATATCCATGCTTCAAAATTAGAATATATCCTGCTGCGATTCAATATGGGATTATCTAATATCTTCCTGTGTAATGAAATCCACCCCTCCATCACGGTAGCCATCTTTCAATCTGTTTTGCCCTTATATCTGAAATTGGCATTAAACCATTACACCATTTACTTATAGCCATTGGTGATATATTTAGTTTTCTGGATAACCACCTTTGACTTCTTTCATGTTTTTTTAATTTCCTAACTAATATTGCTTTACGCATTAAATATTACCTCCACTATTTTTTTATCTACATCTATTGAAACGAACTTTGGAACAATATTAATGTGCCATCTATACCCAACACTATCATCATCTCTTGAAAAATTCTTTCTAATCACCCAATCACTATCAACTACAATATCTACAAATCCATGAGGAACAATTATCATTCCATTAGCAGATACACTATCTCCACTTGATACTTGGATTCTATCTACAAAAGGAACAGTATCTAATTCTCTCATACTTTCATAGATATGTAATCCCCAATCTATTGTTACATTGAAATAAGTATGTTCTTCTCCATCAACTATAAATAATGTTTCATCTTTACTAATAACATCTACTTGTTTAAAATTTAATTCTGATTTAAAAGTTTTATCATTCATTTTTGTTTCTCCAAATTAAATGCAGGGTGTTAAGGTCTGGATAGTGTGATATTCACAAAACACTACGCAATCCCCCGACAAGAACACCCCACATATCGTTAGCAATTAAAATGGTAGGTCATTCTTTGCTGCTTCTACTAAATCTTCAATAGGTTTTTCTTCTACCTGATTACCATCTGATTCAAATGCTTTTATAGCAACATTATTCAAGATGTTTCTGGTATCTTTATCAGCCCAAATAGTATCATGATATTCATCATCATTACCTTTTTGACTTGGCATACCAACAAATTTACCATTAGCACCCTCAACCAATTTAAAGCCTTTTATAGTCATGTCAAAATGTGATGTCATTCCTACAAATTTAAGATCAAAGAATGCTACTATTTTACCCCAACTACCTTTTCTCATATTATCAACTACATATTCCATATTACTTTTCCTCCTGTTTTTCTATTTTTGGATTTTCGAATAATTTTATCGCTGCTTCCATTGTTTTTAATGCTTTATCAGCAGCAGATTTGGGATTCTGTGTATCATAAATAAGAATCCACCACTCATTTGTTTTTTTCTTTTTCCCATCAAAACACTTATGCTTTAATAATTCCTGATATTTATCTTTCTGTTTTTCAGTAACATTATGTGCTTCTTGTTGATGTATTGCATTTTTAACTTCATCAGCACTTGCAATAGATCCATCAATTCCAATATTTAAAAAACCCAATGCTCTACCTACTGCACTTGTTTCACAATTTTCTAATGCTGATGTTTTATTGATTTGTGATGATCCTACCATTTCATAAGCATACGCAGTAAATATTCTCATTCTATCATTTACGTCTGGACATATCTCTGCTTTAACTATGAATCTATCTGTGAACTCAACTAAATCAGTTCTGATTGAACCATTTGGATATAACCTATGGAACTCCTGAACTCTCTCATTTACAAGGACATAGTCCTTACCATGTATTTTAATAGACATTGTTTTGTTTCTCCTTTTTTGTTTTGAAAATGTAAACCTAAATATAATTGTTTTTAATTAAATAAAAAATATTTTATATTACAAATAATCTATTTATTAGAATTAACCCTGTACCAATTGTCATTTGTTTCTCCAAAAACATACCACATAGCAGGGTTTTTTCTTATTTAACCCTTTTAATAAATCTACCTTTTTTATCTCTGGGTTGTTTGCCTAAAACTCTAATCTCCCAATCTTTGCGAATCTCTTTTAGAAATTGTTTCAGTAAATTCATTTTGATTCTCCTAATTAAGTTATTATTTCCCAGACCCATAGGG